AAGAACAAATGATGAAACAAGGATGATAAATGGCAGACCTAAATGAACTCAACACTCATGCGGAAGAACCACAGGAAGACCAAGAATATATTGACAAGATGGTTGCAAAAGCGGATGGCAATGCGCTCCCCACAGAAACTCAAGAGGTTGAGGAGGAGCAGGCAGAGGAGACTCCTGAGGATAACTCTGATAATCAAGAGGAAACACCTGATTGGTTGCCTGATAAATTCAAAAGCCCAGAGGAACTCGCTAAGGCTTATTCAGAACTGGAAAAGAAACTAGGTGAAGAAAAAACCGAAGAACCAGAAGGGGAATCAAGCGAACCCTCTGAGCCTTCCGCTCCTATGGACTACGAAGCGTTGTCTACGGAATACTGGGAGAAAGGGGAATTGTCGGAGGACAGTTACTCAAATTTAGAAAAGATGGGCATTCCTAAACACATCGTGGATGCACATATAGCAGGTCAAAATGCAGTAGTCAACGAAGTTCAAAACTCCGTCTTTAAGGAAGTCGGGGGAGAAGCCCAGTACCAAGAGATGATGTCTTGGGCAAAGGATAACCTCTCTGAATCTGAAGTTGCCATATATGACCAAAGCGTTAACAGCAATAGTCTCGACCAAACACTCTATGCCGTTAAAGGGCTACATGCTCGTTACGCATCAGAAGTAGGTGTTGAGCCTTCATTAGTACAAGGGGATTCATCCCCATCCAGTACAGGTGCTTATGCATCTGCCGCAGAAGTTAAGAGAGACATGTCAGACAGACGCTATTCAACTGACCCTGCCTTCAGGGAGAAAGTTGCACGAAAACTAGCAAAGTCTAACGTCTTCTAAACAGACGCACACCGCACACAAATCTACCGAGTATCTCTGACCCAATCACGCATTGGACAATCACAGGGAAAGAAGACCACAAGTGCAAAACATACACTTTATCAATACTTTACAGGTAGAAAAATTCAATGGCATTACCACATCAAGCCCCTAGTAGATTAGGGCAACTAAACGCAGCAGGCGATAACAGAGAACTGTTCTTAAAGTTATATGCAGGCGAAATCTTAACAGCGTTTGAAGAGCGCAATATCTTCTTACCACTACACCGCACTCGTACCATCAGCAATGGTAAGTCGGCTAGTTTCCCAATGGTCGGTACGGCAACTGCCAAGTACCATACACCGGGTACAATGATTGAAGCTGACCAAGTTAAACATGGTGAGCGAGTAGTTACCGTTGATGACTTGTTAATCAGCACACAGTTCATCTCAAACATTGATGAAGCAATGAACCATTACGATGTTCGTTCTATTTATTCTAAGGAAGCAGGTATGGCACTTGCTAACCAGATGGATAAGAACATCTCAAGAATTATCGCTAAGTCAGCATCCATCACAACTAAAGCCCTTGCTACATCAGCAGGTCTTGCAGGTGTAATTGATGATGAAACTTACACATCTAACGTAACCATTGGTACAACAGCAGCACACGCTACTGACGGTACTAAGATTGCGGCTTCTATCTACGCAGCGTTAGCTGAGTTCGATAAGAAAGACGTAACTGGCGATAAGGTTTGTGTATTACCACCAGACCAATACTACTCATTGTTCAACGTGGAAGCAGGTGTTAATACATTAGCTTACATGAATACAGATGTAGGTGGTTCAGGCTCAATGTCAACTGGTGCAGTACCAGTGATTGGTGGTGTTAAGATTCTTATGTCGAATCACATCCCACAGGTCAATGAGACAACCTCTTCTGGTATTGAACCAATCACTTCAACCAGAACAGCAGCATACCGCTCTGACTACAGTAAGCTAAGAGGTCTAATCTTCTCAGCGGATGCAGCAGCAACCGTTAAGTTGTTGGACTTGGGTGTTGAGTCTGAGTACCAGATTGAACGTCAGGGTACATTAATGGTAGCTAAGTACGCATGTGGACACAACATCCTCAAGCCTGCTTGTGCCATAGCCTTGAACAAAGTATAATAAGAACCGTTAGGGGTTAGTCTCCCTGACAAAGTTAGTAAGTTAAGAGAAGCCCCCTTGATTAATTTCTTGGGGGCTTTTTTTATGTCACAAGGAAACGCTATGCTACCAACCAGTAAACTGGAAGCTGTAAACGAAATGCTTTCTTGTGTAGGTGAAGCACCTGTTAACCGATTAAGGTCAGGCAATGTGCAAGCAGAGATAGCAGAGAACATTCTGGAGTCCACATTAAGGACTCTACAGGTTAGCGGATGGAATTTTAATACCGATAATAAGGTTACAATTCAACCAGATTCCGCAGGTCACTTAAGACTACCTGCTAATACATTAAAGGCAGACGCAACAAATACCACAACCGATAACGGATGGGTTATGCGTGACGCTAAGATGTATAACAAGACCACCAACACATACATCACAGAACAAACATTAGAAGTAGATTTAGTTCTACTCCTACCTTTTGAGGAACTACCCGAAGCTGCAAGACAATATGCAACCTTACGAGCAGGTAGGTTACTTCAAGACAGAACAATGGGCGTAGGTCATCTACACCAATTCAATATGCAAGATGAACATAATGCCCTAGTAGAACTCAGGGATATGGACGCAGCAGTAAACGATTTTACAATATTCGATTCATTCGATACTTACCAAATCATTAATAGAACAGGGGGCAGAGTAAGATAATGACATTTGTATCTAGTTCTATTCCCAATCTAATCAATGGGATTTCACAGCAACCCTCCGCATACAGATTAGTTAGTCAGGCTAATGAGCAAATCAACGGGGTATCCTCTGCGATAAAGGGTTTATATAAACGACCCCCTACTCAGCACATAGCTAACCTAACATGGTTCACAGGAGACATAGAGAATAGCCTGATTGAAGTTCTTGATTATGGGTCAGACGGATACTTCATGTTGTCTCTTAATGATTCAATCTCTATAGCTAATGGGGCAGGTGAGCAGGTATCCTTAACCTCTATTATGGATGGGGATTATGACCCCCTAAGTTACCTCATTGGTATCACCAACCCTAAAGAAGAATTAACCACAACCACCATAGGTGACCACACCTACATCATCAATCGGAACAAGGTGGTTGCGAAGAGTACAGACCTGACACCCACTAGACCCCAAGAGGGTTTGGTGTATATAAAGCATGGGGATTACTCAACAGAATACAAGATAACGATAACTGTAGCAGGTACTCCTTATGTGGTCACCTATACCACTAGAGACAGTTCCCATGTGGACCATGAACCCGATATAGCAACCAAGAGTATTGCCGAGGAAATGGTTGGTAGTGCCACAATGAAGTTGGTTCTTACAGGGTCAGCACCCATAGTAGCATCTTACACAAATGATGGTGTAGGTCGGGGGTTATTAAAGACAGGGTTCTTACCTAGCGGTATAACGGTAGAACTAAAGGATAACTACATCCACATAACCTCTACAGTAGACTTTGAGTTAGATGCTTCAGATGACCGAGGTGACTCCCATATCATAGGGGTCAAAGGTCAGATAAATGACTTCAAGAGATTACCCAATAATGGACCACTAGGTTTCAAGGTTAAAGTAATTGGGGATAATGAGAAGAACCAAGATGATTACTATGTACAGTTGGAAGACCCAGATGGTCATGGTGACCCTGTTTGGAAAGAAACTACAGGGGATGGTATAGAATACAAACTAGACCCCCACACAATGCCCCATGTTCTAATTAAGAATCCTGATGATACATTCGTATTTCAAGTCAAGGATTGGGATGAACGTAAGGTAGGAGATGAGGATACAAATCCTTTTCCATCCTTTGTGGGTCAACCTCTTAATGACCTCTTTTTGTACCGAAATAGGTTGGGGTTCTTATCCCTAGAGAATGTCATACTATCCGAGGTTGGGGAGTTCTGGAACTTCTTCCATGCGTCAACCTTAATCCTCTCAGATGCCGCACCAATAGACATAGCTGTATCAACAAACAAACGTAACAACTTGAAGTACGCAATTCCATTTGCTGACGAGTTGATGTTGTTCTCTGATGCTACTCAGTTCACCTTAACAAGTGGTCAGGTGTTGGCACACGACACAGTATCCATTAATGTCTCTACTAACTTTGAAGCAGACCTTGCGTGTAAACCTGAGTCCGTAGCAACATTCGTATTCTTTGCGACAACAAGAGGGGAATATGGTGGAGTAAGGGAATACTTTGTATCAGATAACAGTGCAGATACCAAAGATGCTGATGATATATCAAGCCACATACCCTCTTATATTAAAGGTTCGATAAGAGAGTTAACGGCATCCTCAACCGAGGATATGTTAGTGGTACTTTCTACTGAAGAGAAGAGCAAGGTACAGGTATATAACTACTTCTGGGATGGTACAGATAAGAAACAATCTGCATGGCACACTTGGGATATGGGTGCTGATGTACTTAAGGCAGAGTGGATAAACTCAGACCTCTGGTTAGTCATGAACAGGGATGGGCAACCAACCCTAGAGTTGATGAGATTCCAAGCGGATGATGAAGCAGGTAACATGGCTTATGGAGAGGGTCTATTATTAGACCGTAGACACAAACTGACATCCACCGCACAGACAGTACCGTATGTGTCAGCCGCTCTAGCGTTTTATAACTCAACAGGTAAGCATGTAGGCATTAACCTTACCCCTAGCGAGGTAGCAACATACTTCACTAATGGTGGGGTGGATTTGTATGCAGGTGAACCATACACGTTTCTTTACCAGTTCTCTGAGTTCCTGTATAGGGTTGAAAATAGACCTACTAATACTGATGCCCTTAAGTTAAAGGACATAGCCATTAAGTATGACAAGTCAGCAACATTCTCAGTCTCAGTGAAGCCCAATGAGGATAAAGGGTTATCTACAAGAGATACTTATGTTAATACCCTCAACCCACTCATTAGCTCGTCAAGTAATCTACTCAATAACATCTCTATAGACTCAGGTGATTTTAAAACTGGTATATGGGGTCGTGCTGAAGATGTCCTAATAGAAATCGTAAATGCAACCCCTTACCCAAGCAAATTTCAAAGTGCTGAGTGGAGGGCAACAGTTAACAAACACGCAAGGTAAGTATGGATACATATAAGGCGTATAGCCGAAAAGCAAGGAAGAAAGACTGTAAGCAGTTAGCTAAGGTCATGAGGGAATCAGATATAAAAGAAGTCATGGCAAGCCACAGGCATACGCCTTATGAAGCACTCCTGAACGCTTACACGTTAAGCAACTCATGTTACTCATGGGTCTATAAAGGTAACGTAATAGCGATGTGTGGGGTATCTCCCGTTGATAACCAAGTGGGTTCTCCTTGGTTATTAGGCTCAGATGAATTAGTAAGGACACCGAGATTAACCTACTCCCTCTTAAGGGAGTCTATGAAGTGGATTAAACGCCACCAGAACAAATACCCCATGCTAGTCAATTATGTTCATGCAGAGAACGAACCCTCTCTTAAGTGGCTCAAGCATTTGGGTTTCACTTTCATCCGAAAGGTTGAATTTAGTAAAGAACCTTTCTACGAATTTGTGAGGATAAAATAATATGTGTGAACCAATATCAATGAGTACCATGATTGCTGTGTCTGTAGCTTCAATGGCTATGTCAGCAGGCATGGGAATAATGGGCGCAGTACAGAAAAACAATGCCGCTAAAGCAGATTATGCGGCAAAGGTACAGGCGCAGAATGAAGCATGGAGACAAGCCCAAGCAGACAGAGATGCAAGTCATCAATCTGACATTGCAGAACGAACAGCCGCAGAACGGAAGTTCTCCAAGGACTCCCTAGAGTCAACCCTAAAGGCTGAAGAGTTGAGGGGGCAAGCCCTCGCTCAGGGGGCTAACTCATCCGTAGCATCAGCAGTATTTGACCAACAAGACCGTCATATTTATATGGCAGACCAGACCAACCAAACATCTAACATCTGGAACTTACAACAGAACGCAAGAAACCTAAAAGCTAGAGGGGAGAGTGCGTTCCGTAAGCAGAACTCTCGCATGTGGCAGGGGAGAGCAGGTTTACCACCTGTTAATACAATGGGTCTTGATATAGCAAGTTCGGTAGTTGGTGCTGTTGGTAGTGGCATCTCTCTGGCAGGTGGTATGCAGAGTGCAGGCATGGTGAAAGCGTAATGACCATTTCAACAATGAAGTTGCGTAGGGTAACCCTAGACGCACTAAAGAACCTTGAGCAAGACCCTGATGCAGTCGAGAGGGCAGTCGATGGATGGCAAGGACGTATTAAAGCAGACCGTTCAGCAGGCAACAATGCCCGGCAACAGGCTGAGAGTATTCAGAACCTAGTTAACACAATAACGAGTGTAGTACCTGAAGCCATGAAAGACCTCTCCGATATTGGAGATAGGGAAGCCTTTGATGAGTGGCAAAACAGTTCCCCAGAACAGAAAGAGTTGTGGAGAACGTCCGTTAAGAACCAAGAAGTGGCAGGGTTTCACTCCCCCATGTTTCTTAATGGGTTAGAGAAGATGGTAGCGGCTGAACACGTTCAGAAATATCAGAGGTCATTCCAAGAGAATTACGTTGATGCACGAAGCAAAAACGATAAAAAGTTCCAGAATGATGTAGGAGAGTTTGACTTTCTGAAGTGGCAAGAGCAGCACTTCTATGAGTACACACAGACGAATGGCATTACAAATATGAACAGTAATGCTTTCGGTATATTTTCTAAGGGTATCGCCCCAATCCATAAGAACGCTGTAGCTAAGAGGGCTGAAGCTAGAGGGGCAAAAGCAGAACAAGACCATCTTAATGCGTTCAGTTCTAACGTCAAACTGTTTCTAGATGACCCTACCATCACGCCTGAAGTATTTGGCACAAAGATGGATGCTCTATTCGGAGAAGTAGTTACCTCTATACCACTAGACTCCGCTAAGTACCATGCAGCTATGAGGGATGTTGTAGAGAATAAATACATTGAGTCCACTGTGGCAGGCAACGATGATGCAGAAGCGTACCTTGAAGCACTGGGCAACACATCGACAGGCTCAAACAGCCAGAAGTTTAAAGATACCGTAGGTTTCGATACTTGGGTTAGGACTACCCAACAGAAGGGTGATGCCGCATGGAACAGAATGAAGGACAAAGAGGTAAAAATAGAAGCCCTAAAAACCAAAGAGAAAGGTCAGGAGATAACTCAAGCCTTTGCAGACCATCAGAGGAATGGGGGTACTAAACAAGAGTTTTTCAATGCCAACCCTGAGTACGCAGAATTAGCTAAAAAGTGGTATCACAGCATCGACCCTGTTAAGAAGTCCATTTCAGACCAGTTATATGGTATGCGAAAAGGTGGCATGACCGAGCAAGCCTTCAACGAGTTCAAGTTTAATATGGACCCTAATAAGGCTCCTGAGCAAATATTGGCAGACCTACAGTTTAGGGATGGAGACATGGACCAAGTTGCTGAAGTCAAGAAGATGATTCAAGACAGAAGCGAACTTGCTACAGGAATCTACGGGGATGAAGCCCCTGAGATAGCCAAGAAGAAATACTTGGTGAATACGGCTACTGAAAATAGTAGACACGAAGACTCCCCAGAGAACTGGGCTGACATAGATAAGGACGTAAGAGCGAGTTGGTACGATAAACACAATGAAACTTACAACGCCCAAATATGGAAGATTGCCGGGATGAAGGACTTAGACCTACCAGAGAAACGTAAACTCGCACAGCAGGCTTTAGCGACTCTTAACGAGTCTATGGAGGAAGAGAAATCAAACTACGCTACTGGAAAGGCAACTGTCCTTAAAGCAAGTCAGGAAAAGGATAGAAAAGATAAGGTGCAAAATGAGTACATTAAGAGTAATCCTAAAGATGCCAGTTCATTCCTGAGAGGGGATAAGTACACTGACCGTGTAGGTGTTCTATTGAAGCAGGCTCAGGGAGCAAAGGAAGGGTCAGAAGCACAGCAAGGAATGTTACGAGAAATGAATCAGAGTTTATTACTTTCAAAGCGTTACACTGAAGTAAGTGACCTCTATGATATACCTCTTACAGTAGAGAACCTACCTACATTACGTCCTCTTGTTAATAGTATGTTGGAGCGTATCCGAAAGGATTTACCCCCTTTAGCACCAGAAGATAAGAAGAAAGTACAGGAGAATGTAGTGGAAAGTTTAGCTGACTTTGTTAGCGACCTACCTCGTCCTGTGCAATTGTGGATGAACCCTGTGGGAAACTTACTTGGAGCAAGCGGTATTGTTAAGGATGCGGAGTCTGCTGACACACCAGAAAGTGCTGACTCAGGGCAGTTATCTGATGCAGAGAGACTTGTAATAGACCGTGAAGGTACGAAGACAAATGACGCAAATGAGCCTATATCCTACATGGACTCCGAAGATAAACTAACTGGTGGTCATGGGCATTTAATGACTAAGGCGGAACAAGCTAAGTACCCCGAAGGTACTGTCATACCCGGTGACGTTGTTGCTAAGTGGTGGAAAGCAGATAGTAAAAAAGCTAAGACAGCAGCTAAAAAACAAGCCAAAGAGTTGGGCATCCCAGAACTTGAAGATATTTTAATGAGTGTCAATTTCCAACTGGGGTCATCGTGGCACATTGAGAAGTTTCCCAAAGCATACAAAGCACTAAAAGCCAAAGATTACGAAAGGGCTATCTTTGAGATAGAACACAACGAAGCAGGCGATGCCCCATCCCTCTGGATGGACCAAACTGCGAACAGAGTAGCCGATTTCAAGGATGCTATTAGAAAATTATAACGAGGTAAATAATGGAAAGAGAATTTTCTGGAGGGCTAACCTTGGAGGAGTTTTCAGAAGACTCCGCAGTAGGCAACCAAAAGGATGAGTATCTTAGCTATGAACATAAGTTAGCCGAAGAAACAACAGGTCTAGGTATGGTGGGAGATGTCGCAACAGGCATTGGTCACGGTGCTTTAGATGCTGTAGATGAAACGCTACAGTTCGGTGTAGGAATACTTGATAAAACAGTAGAAAAAACAGGAGACATGTTAGGCAGAGATTGGGACTTGGTAGATGATGAAAAGTACCGAGGGGAAATCATTCAGTTCATGCCTAGACCTGTTACTGCGGTAGGTAAAATAGCAGAAGACATAACACAGTTTGGTGTTGGATTATTCGGAGCAGGTAAGTTCCGTAAGGGGCTACAACAGAGTGCTAAGGGGATGGCAAAAGCTACTACCCTTGACGCATCTAAACACACCCTAAAGAACAAGGCAGGTAAGACAGTATCTAAAGCCTTGGACTATGAGAAAGGTGGTCAGCTTAAAAGGGGGGCTATAAGAACAGGAGAGAGTGCTGCGGCAGCCTTAGTTGTTCAAGACCCCTATGAGGATACGCTTGCGGAAGTAATGCAACAAACCCCAGAGTTAGCCAACCCTGTATCTGAGTTTCTTGCTAATAAGATTACTGACGATGAGTTCACAAGAAGACTTAAGAATGTAGCGGAAGATGTAATTCTCTCGACAGCAGTAGAGGGTTTGGTACGGGCTGTTAAAGGAGCGAAGGGAGTCTTTAAGCCCTCTAAAGAAGCGGAAGCTGCCATTGCAAAACAAGCAGCCGAAGCTGATGCAGGCATACAACTTAAAGCCTTTGTGGACAACTTAGGTGATGGAGATGCCAAGGTTCAGATACAGCATGTACTTAATGCTCATCAAGCAAACGCAAGTGTTGCTGATTACCTGAGATTCTTGCCTAAAGCGGAACTAGATACTCTAATTGATAAGGTGGCTCCTGAGTTAAAAGATGCCTTGGCTAATGCTAAGTATTTGAAGGAAGCAGGCGAAGCTAATAATCTACAAGTACCAATAACCC